TAGCATGACTGCTATCGTTGCAGCCTTCAACGCTATCTACCCTCGCAACCCGCTCACAGTCCACATGGGCTGGCAGTTTATGAGCTTGGTTAAGATGGTACGAGGTGCAACTAAGCCTCACGCAGACAGCGCACTAGACCAAGTTGCCTATGCTGCACTGGCAGCAGAGTGTGTAGCGGAGCAGTTGCACCGACCTGCCGCACTCTGCGAAGATGAGGGCTGCCCACATCACGGCACTCCTCATATACGTGTAACTTCTGAAGTGAGCTATACCTCCCTACAAGTAAGCAACCAAGCGCTGGCTGAGGAGCTAGGCAAGTGCCAGCACTGGGCAGGTATACAGTCCCAAGAGCTGAAGCATCTCACAGATAAGCTGGCTGCCCAGCAGGAGCTTCTTAGCGTAGCACAGCACAATGCCAACTTCTACTTCGACAAGACCAATAGCTGCATAGCAGCTAACGAGTCTATGACAGCAAAGTTCCAAGCAGAGCGTAAGGCTAACGTAGCAATGCACGAGGAGGTTACTCGCTTGCGGGGTAAGGTGCAAGAGCTAACAGACTTAGCAGAGTATCGTGACAAGCGTAATGCTGAACTCTGTGCAGAGCTTGAGACCCAGCGTGGTAAGTGCATTGCACAAAGCTCGCGTATCAGTGAGCTACAGACTCTAGTTGACAACTTGCGCAGCTCGCTGGCACAGGCTACCAAAGAAGCTCCTTGTGCACACAACACGGATGAACCTAAAGCTCCACGCCCTGAGTACGTTGACCCTTATGACAGCCACGGTGGACAGCAGCCTGCCCCTGTGCACCGCTTGGTAGGTGACCGTGACCCAGCTCGTGGTGGCCTAGCTTACCCGCAAGGCAAGCCACTGTAGCCCACAAACAAGAAAACCCCCGCAGGCACTAGGCTTACGGGGGTTTTTTATTGCCTAGAACTCAGGCATACTATCTTGTGCAGGCTCTGCCTCCTGCTCCTCACTGTCTTGGTCGTAGCTCCATGCTGGCTTGTCCGCACGCTCCTGCATCAAGCGGTTGTAGGCACGGCTAGTGGGGTTGTCTCCCTGCATCTTGAGCCTGAACTGCTCAACACTCCCCTGACTTGCCTGCCCCATGTTGCGACTGAAGAACTGGTGGAAGTTCTCAGGTGTACCACCTGCGCTGCTGTACTCCGAGAAGAAGTTCATGTAGCTCTCATCGCTCACACCATTATCCCCCTGTAGCTGCACACGCACCCGCGCACCTAAGTCCGCAAGGGTCTTGGCTTGCTCCTGCTGGTAAGCTGTGCGGCGGTAGTAGCTATCAAGCAGAATTGCTTCTGTCTTGGGCTTACCCCCTAGCAGCCTGCCTCCCATAGCAGCAAAGTTAAAGCCTGCGTCAGGGTCGTAGCCATTGTAGTTACTGTTCAGGAACACTGGGGTGCCACTGTTGGTGGTCACGTTCCCCATGAACAGGGTGCCCAGACCTTGCAGCGGACGGTTCAGTGCGTTGTGAGCAAGCCCGTAAGCCAGCGCATTCCCCACCTCCCCTGCGTTCTCCGCACCTGCCACCATCTGCCCTGTCCGCACTATGTTAGCTACAGCCTTAGAGATAATGCTCACTGCTGGCAAGTCCTGCACATTGGTTGGTACTACCAAGTTGTGGCGCAGAACCATATCACCCCGTGAAAAGAAGTCCACAGGTGTAATCAGTGCATGGCTTCCAAGTCCGTACAGCATATAGCTCCCGAAGCCAGTGGGGTCTGCTTCACTCCCTGACAGGCTGTACACATCCAGTTTGCCGCGGTTGGTGTCTGCTACCATTTGGTTCAGAGTGTGGAACGCAGGCAGCGAGCGGAGGCCGAACACTGTGCTCTGCATGAACGCTGCAATTGCAGCAGTCTTGCCCTGCCCTTCACTGATGTGCCGAGTCATGTACTGTGCCACGTTGAACATGTAGGTCTGGAACAAGCCGATGCTCTGGCCTACCACACCACTGAACAGCTGCACACGTTGGTGCGCACGATACACGCCATGCACCTTGTCCACAGCATTACGAGCCAGCGCGAACACCTCATCATCCCCCAAGCCCCGTGCCTCACCTATGCGCTTCATGCTCCATGCTACCATGAAGCGGCTCATGTCCTCGCTCTTTTGATGGAGCGTGAACTTGCTGCCAAAGGTTGCAAGCTGGTCTACTTTCTGCTGCACGGTGTTCAGCGTATGGCGACCATTCAGGGAGCTGTAGTCATGAGCCTCCAAGTACTGGCGGTTGTAGTCCGTGAGGATGAACCGTTCCCGTAGCTTCTCAGCAAAGGCTGCACCCTCTGGGGTGAACCAGTTGTGGATAGCATCTGCCATGAGCTTTGCAGCACTTGGCTCGCGCATACCATTCACAGGGTTCACCACAGTGGTCATGTTCACCAAGTTCTTGCCAGCCTGTGTACCAGCCAGCGCAATCTTAGCTTCCTTGATTGCTCCATGTAGCAGCAGCGGAGTGGACATGATTTGCAGGGCAGAGTTCATGAAGTCCAAGCGCAGGGTAGTGGAGGCCACCAGCGTATTGGCCAACCGCATCAAGCTGTTCAGCTCCCGTCCATCACTTATAACCTCAGACCTTGCAAGCAGGGTGCTAAGGTTATCGTACGGGTTGGTGAAGCCGTGGTCTGCAAGCTCCTTAGTGAGCACATCAAAGTCCTCCTGAGTTACTCCCTTCTGCCCTCTCATGGTACGGATGGCCTCAGCTGTATGGTGGATTGCCGCACCCCCTGTAGCACTAATCATATCGTTAGCTTTACGGTATGTGTCAGCCGCAGTTCCCTCGAAGCTTGCGCTGTCCAGCATGATACGGCGAGTGCTCTCATAGATTCCAAGCTCCGCCGTGCGCTTGCCACCTTCCTTGAGCGAGTTAATGTTTGCACTGTCGAAAGCTCCATCAGCTTTGCGCAGAGCCTGCATAGTACTTGCGTACTTGAGCTCCACAGCCTGCATGATTTGACTCTCTGACTTGTTGTGGTGCCAGTTACGTAGCAAGTCCAAGCTCTCCGCAGCGTAGATATCTAGGCTAGGCTGTGCCTCGGAAGCTCTGCCCATGCGAGCAAGCTCAGGGTCAAAGTCGTAGTCACTGAACACCTTGCCAGCTTCATACTCTCCACGCAACTGCTTCTCAAGGCTAACCTCTCCCTGCGAAACAATACGGTGAGTGCCACCATACTGCTTGGTTGCATACGCAGCCTTAGCTTCCAACTCGGCTTGGTTAGCTCCGTAAATCATGAAGCGCCCAAGCTCCTCCTGCCCACCTTTCGGTATGATGAACTTGAAGAATGGCGTAACCCGCAAGTCCACTGGAGGTGCGTAGTATATCTCAGGTGACCGAGCTATGCTGCGCCCCTTAGCAGATGCAAGCGCCACATCATTCTCAATGTGCTTTGCGTTCAGTGCCATGTGGGTATCCACAAGCTCACCCACATCCTTCTTGAGCAGCATGGCCTGCTTGCTGCCTACCAGCCCATTCGCTATACCACGGGTGGTGAGCAGCTCCATTGCTTGCTCCTCCGTGTAGCCCTGCTTAAGCTGCGACTTCATGTAGTCCCCGAAGTCTGCGAGCTTCATGACCATGTGCGTTCCGCCGTCATCATCAGCCAAGCGTATGACACGGTAGGGGTCACGGCGAGCCATGTTGTTGAACAGTGCAAGCTGTGCTCTTCCAGCCCGAGCCTCAGGTGTGTCCTTGCTTAGAGCTGCAAGGTGACCATGTAGTGCACGCTCTATGACCTGCCGACTGGCATCCTTCTGCCCATGTGTTAAGCTGCCAACATAGTTAGCCCACTCGCGGAACTTGCCGAACTCGCTGGTAGCACTGTTGAACATGCCAACCTTGAGCTCAGTCGCACTGAGGGTACGGAGCAAGCTCACATCCTCTGCAGGGAACATAGTGGCTGCAACACCAAGCACCTTGCCGAACGCTTTCTCAGAGGCCTGCATTTGCAGCTCGGTGCGAGCCATGATGCCATCAAAGTTACGAGCTGCAAGGTCTACCTGCTTAGCGCCATACTTCTTGTACCGCAGCATCACACTCTCAGCTCTGCTGTAGTCCATGCTGTCCATCAGCATCCAGTCTGTGGACTTCTGCCCTAGAGCGAACTTCTCTCCAGTGTTCAAGAGCACAGCAATCTGCTGCTCATTGTAGCCAGCCATTTGGTATGCAGCTCGGCCAGCTTCCTTCTGTGACAGCAAGTAAGCCTCTAGGTCAGCTTTCATAAGAGGCTGGCCTGCACCGTTGATACTGGTCAAGCGTACAGTGTCTTGGTCGCCCATACCGACTGCAACCCGTTCGATGCTAGGCAGGTCAGCTTGGCTGACACGGTACTCAACAGGTGCACCAGCCACAGTACGGGAGTTAGCTGGAACTGCACGGTAGCTGTCAAGGTTGCGCTGCGCTGCTGCTGCCCAGTGCGCACTCACTTCCAGAGTAGGGTCTATACCAGTCAAGCTGGCCTTAGCTGCGCTAGCCTGTGCAAGTACCTTGATTGGGTCAGTTGCATCCACACGGTAGGTGTACTCCAGCTTGGTGCCCTCAATCTGAATGCCGCCACCAATCTGCTTGACACGGCCAATGTCCTGTGCTCTAGGAATCA